CGGCTGGGGCGGTGCTGGATGCGGCCGCCCGAGCCGTGCCGCCACGCCGGCGGCGACGCCGCGCATCCACGCCAGTCCCGCCTCCGCGCTGATGATGCGGACGCGCCTCGGCCTGGGGATGAAATCATCGGGCTTGTACCGGGTGCCCTTCTCCGACCACAGGTTGGCCATGGTCGCGCAGGCGATGCCGGTCTGCGCCCAGGGATCGGGGATCAGGTCGAGCTTGTCGTAGGCGATCCACTCGGACAGCTCGCGCGAACTCAGGGTGCGCTCGAGCTCTCCGACGGTCTTGCCCAGGTGGCCGGCCAGCTTGAAGAGGAACCTTCGGGCGGGCCGGCTCAGGAGTTTTTTCTCAATTCGTCCACATCGGCCTGGGTGATGCCATTGTGCCGGGCCGCGGCGGCGAAGATCCGATCGAGGGCCCGCGCCGACTTCTTCGTGAGGGTCGGCACGTCCTCGGCGGTGAAGAGCAGCTCGCCCGCCTCGTCGCACACGGTGGCGACGGCCAACCGGGCGCGGAGGTCGCGGTGGGGGTTGGTCGTCTGCTCGGCCTCGAAGGCGTCGCGCTGGCCGGCGGTCATCATCCGCACGAACACCTTGCCGCCCCACTCGGGGACGGGGACCTCCTTCAAGGGGAGGTCCTGCGCCTCGAGGATCCGCGCCTTGGTCAACTGATCGGCCATGTGACCTTCCCGGTGATCTTGAGCTCGATCTCGGCCTCGAGGTTGTCCTCCTCGTTCATGCCCTTGGGCTTGAAGCGGGTGAGGATGGCCGAGAACGTCGCGGTGGAGGTGTTGACGGTGTTGAAGATGATCGAGCATGACGTGGGTGCCTGGGGCCAGGCGTTGATCGCGGTGTGGAAGGCCTGGTGGGTCGCGTCGGCGGGGTCGTACTGGACGGTGGCGGAGACGGTGCCGCCGTCCGGGAGCTGGGCGCGATAGGTCTTCGACGTGCTCGAGAGGTTGGTCGTCTCCTTGGTGTCGACGGTCGCCTCGGGGCCGTCGACCTCGACGACCTGCGAGCAGGCCGTCGTGCCGAACTTGAAGATCGTCCCTTGGCCGATGTTGATCGCCATGATATGCCTCGATGATTACGCGAACTGCTGGGTGACGGAGCTCGGCCCGGGGACGCGGTGGCGGATGCGGTAGTCGACGGCGGCCTGGTAGATCCACCCGTCGGAGCCGTCGGGCGGGGGGACGGGCATCGGGTCGGTCTCGTCGTCGAGGAGGCAGGCCATCACCGGGAAGCCGGTCGCCAGCGGGCCGCGGAAGCCATCGGCGAAGTTGCGGACCGCCTCGATCAGCGCGATGCAATCCGACTCGCGGGTCGCGAAGGCGGCGACCTGGACGGCGGCCGAGGAGGTGCCGTCGGCGCCGGCGAGGTTGTGGCCGTAGGTCCGGCCGTGGACCAGGATCGCCAGGCAGGGATAGGCCGCCAGCTGGCTGGGTACCGCGAAGTAGATCCGGCCCCCGACGATCGCCTGGATCGCCGGATCGCCGGCGAGCCAGGCGCGGACGGCCTCGCGGAGGGTGATGGCCGCCGGCTTCGGCGCGATGGCGCCGAACCGGAACCCGGTCGACCACAGGGCCGCCGGCTGGGCCAGGCTGACCAGCGAGCGGGCCCGCGACGGGGTCGCCGGGATCGGCGCCGGGCGGCCGGCCAGCAGCCCCGACCAGGCGACGACCGGCGAGGCCAGCGAGGCGAGTCCCGGGCCGCGCAGGCGGACGATCATGGCTGGGTCACCAGGGTCAGGACCGTCGTGTCGCAGCCGGGCGCCGCGAACGACAGGGCCACCGTGGCGCCATTGAGGTCGCCCGCCGCGAGGTTCAGCGCGTACCAGCCGCCGCCGATCTCGGTGGCCTGGTTGGCCGTGGCCGCGAAGGCGCCCCCGTTGAGCGAGACGGTCGACGTGATGGCCTTGCCCGTCGCCGGCGAGACGTGGTCGGCGCTCGAGGCCATGTAGAACGGATAGCCGTTCAGGGCCGAGTTGCGCTTGACGGCGCCCTGGATCTTCGCGTTGCCGCCCGTATCGATCGACAGGGACGCGAAATTCACCGGGAAGGTGATGCCCAGGATCGACCCGACGGACCCGACGACGTTGCCCGATACGTTGCCCGCGACGCTGCCCACCGACCCGGCGACGTTGCCGCTGACCGACGCCACGACCTGGGCGGTGGAGAACGTCGTGCCCGACAGGGCGACGGCCGTCGTCGCGTTGAGCACATGGGCCCAGTCGGGCGCCGCGTTCAGGTCGGCCGCGCCGGTGCCGGTCGGGGTGACCTGCAGGTCCCCCTCCGCCGAGCCCCACTGGAACTCGCGGACCTGGTCGGTGGGGGAGGCATTGGGGTTGTTGACGTGCGCCAGGTAGATCGCGCCGGCCGTCAGCCCGGTGAGGGTGGTCAGCGCGTAGGTCCAGAGGCCCGTGTCGACCGTGCCGTTGGTCGACTTCTGGTAATTCAGCGAGGCGGTGGGCGTGGTGACGACGCCGGCCGTGAAGGCGTTGGTCGAGAAGTCGTAGGTCTTCAGGCTGCCGTCGCTCTGCAGCTCGTAGAGGCGCAGGCTCGTGGTCCCCGAGGTGACCAGTGCGCCCGCGGCGCTCTGGAGCAGGGTGCGCAGGAGCAGGGCCGTGCCGGTCTGCCTGACATCCACGCCCTTGAATCCGACGTTGGTGGGCATTAATTCGCCTCCGGGTCGAGCGGCCGGGGTCGCCGCCGGATGAGGCCCCACTCGACCGGCCAGTCATCCGAGAGGAAATTGCGGCCGCCGCTGCGGATGCCGCCCTTCTTCCCGCCCTGCGCGCCCCCGGTCAGCACGCCGCTCGGGGCGCCGCCGGCGACGGCCATCGCACCGAGGCCGGGCGAGCCGCCCGGCCAGGGGTTGCCGGCGGCGTCGGAGGTGGAGGGGTCGCCGGGGTAGCTCGCGGCCATGAGCGAGGGATTCGTCGGCGTGAAGCCGGCGCGGATCCACGGGAGCAGGCCGGTCGTCGCCTGGGTGATGAGGGCGGGATTCGCCTGGAGCAGGGAGAGGGCGGAGGCGTCGGTCCCGGCGCCGCCCTGCAGGCTGCTCCAAGTCGCCAGCGAGCGGGTCGAGTCGGCGAATCCGGGGCCGGCCGACAAGGTGAGGTCGTGCGTGCCGGGGGTGGCCGAATAGTTGCCCTGGTAGCCGTTGCCCGCGTTGGTCCCGGTCCCGGCCGCGAGCTGATAGCCGGCGTTGTAGTCGCACACGGAGGGGGGCAGGAGGTTCTGGGTGCCGTTGCCCGCCTGCGCGTCGAAGGCCTTGAGGCCGTTCTGTGCCGCGGTCCCGAAACACAGGTTCGCCTTGACGAGCGCCCACCGGCTGGGCGACTCCAGCACGGTCTGGGAGAGCCCGTACGAGATGGCCTCGGCGCCCTCGGCCGCCACCGTGTTGTGATACACGTTGATGGTGAGGTTCGACCCGTTGTTGCCGCTGGCGATCAGGGCCCCCGACGCCTTGCCGTTGGCCCCGTTGGGCAGGCCGATGTTGTAGCCCACGTTCAGCGTCACGGCCGAGGTCGGGGCCGAGGCCGAGATGTTGAGGAACTCCCCGCCCAGGTTGCTGCCGTTGTGGTAATAGAGGTTCCCCGTGACGTTCCAGGTGGCCGGCTCGCCGGCGCCGGTGTCGTAGGCGATGATCTGGTCGGACGTCCCCGACGGATGATCGTAGAAGAAGAAGTTGTTGGTGCTCGGCCCCTGCATCCAGATATCCTGATTATTCAGGTGGATGAAATTCGAGTCGCAGCTCGTCCAGAAGCCCCCGGCGGCGGCGTTGAGGTTGTTGCCGAAGTAATTGCCGCTGATCTGGAGGCTGTTGGGCTTGTTGCCCCATACGCCCTGGTCGAAGCTGCAGCCGCTGATCGTCCGCGTGCCGGAGGTCGCGTTCCCCGGGAAATTCACCCAGAAGCATTGGGTCTGGCCGGCGAAGGTCGGGCCGATGGAGGAGCTGAAGGTGCAGTTGCTGAGGGTGTAATTGCTGTCCCACGACGCGTTGCTGAAATTCGTGTAGAGATTGGTGCGCGTGAACGTGCTGTTCGTGCAGCTCCACGGCTTGGAGGTCGACGCCGCGGAGTCGCTGTACGGCACGCCCAGCGTGTTGGCCGCGACCGTGCCCCCGTTCACGCCGAGGTCCAGGAAGTCCGTATACGCGATCGTCTGGAACCCGGTCTGGCCGTTGGCCACGGCCTGGAATACGGCGTTGGCCTCGTCCCCGTTGGGGCGGTTGGTCTTGACCGTGACCCGGGACCCATTCGCGCCGTTGCAGGCGATGGCGCTGCCCAGGCAGTAGCCGAAATACTGGGCCTGCGAGCGGCTCGTCGCGAGCGACGGGTCCATCAGGAGCGTGCTGCCGCTCGAAAGCACCAGCCCCTGCGCGGCGATCGAGCCCGAGAGCTGGAGGTCGCCGCGGACGGTGAGCGTGACCCCGGAGTTCAGCGCGAGCGAGGCCGAGGCGTTGGTCGTGACGGCCACCGCGCACTTGCTCACGAACGAGGGGAAATTGGCCCCCGAGTACGCGGTCGAGCCGCCGGTCGCGTTGCCCGACGAATCGGTATTGCCCCACTGGTTGTTGACCAGTCCCACGGTCGATCCGGTGATCCCGCTGCAATAGAGCTGCTCGGTGTTCGCCGCCCCGTTCTGATTGCTCAGGTAGAGGTTGTAGGAGCAGCCGGCCGGGGGCGAGGACGGGAACGTGACCTGGGCATTCTGGCCGTTCGTGAGCCCACAGCTCAGCTCCGACTGGAAGCCGATCGAGGTCTCGGTGGCGGCGTTGTACGTGGTGCCCTGCTGGATCGTGTAGTAGGCGCGGTACGTCCCGCTCAGGAAGGTCGTCGGGGTACTGCCGCCGTTGGGCTGGAAGGTGGCATTGCCCTGGGGGCAGCCCTGCAGCGAGGCGCCGATCGTGCGGTTGCTGTCGACGGCGATGGCGTGCTTGACGACCACGGTGTCGCCCGCCCCGGGGACGCCGTTGGGCGTCCACACGGAGGCGCTCGACCAGTTGCCCGGCTGGTTCGAGGTGTAGGCGGTGGCCATCGCCGGCCGCGCGGCCAGGAGCGGCGCGGCCGCCAGCAGGAGGGCCAGTCGGATCGGGATCGATCGGGATCGGTTCGTCATCGGGCCAGCCCCTCCGCCTCGCGCTCGATGCCGTCGGAGATCACCTCGGCGATCGCCGCCTTGGCCGGCCCTTCCTTCTCGGCCAGGGCGTGGCCCATGAAGTGCTTGCCCTCGACCTGGCGGCGGTGCTCGGAGCCCCGCTCGCCGGCCTTCCAGCCGAACTCCTGGAAGGCGCCGTAGAACGTCTCGCCGCGGTAGTCGCCCTGGCCGATGACCACGCCCATCGTGATCAGGCCCTTCTTGCGGCCCCGCCCGGACCTGACCTTGATGGCCTTCCTGGTGAGGCCGGTGTCGACGGGGGCATGCGCCTGCGCGTCGGCCCGGACGATCTTGGCCCCGGCGCGCAGGCCCCGGCGGATGACCTTGCGGGCCAGCCGCGGCGGCAGCTCGGCGAAGGCCCGCTTGATGGCGTCGGGCCCCTTGAGATCGATCGTGATGGACATCAGTAGGTGAGGATGCGTCCCTGGAACCGGCCGGCGTTGGTCGAGGTGACGTAGAATCCCGTCACGGCGCCGGCGAAGGGGCAGGTCAGGAGCGAGGCGGCGTCCCAGGCCAGGGGCACGCCGGCGACGAGCTGGATCGTGTCCTGGGGCAGGCCCGGGGTCGTGTGGGCGACGGTGACGCTCGGCGTGGTGCCGCCGGTCAGGCCGCCGGAGTTCTGGGTCAGGAGCGGCTGGAGGCCGGTGGCCATCGAGCCGGCGAAGGTGCAGGTGACCGCGGTCCCCGGGAGCGGGCCGCCGGTGCAGGTGACATTGCCGCCGCCGATCGTGGAGAGCGCCTGCAGGGCCGACTGGACGGCCGAGGCGGCGGCGTTGTAGGCGATCGGCGCGGTGATCTGGCCCTTGAATCCCAGGGCGAAGGTGCCCCCGGTCGGGGCCCCCGAGATCGACACCGTCTGCACGTCGGCCGCGGCCGTGCCGTTGGTGGCGATCGTCATGTTCGCCGTCGCCAGGAGCTCGATGGCCACCAGGGCGCCGCTGGTGTTGCCCGGCGCCCCGAAGCCGGCGGCCACCGCGACGTTCGACGAGCCGGCCGCCAGCGTGGTGTCGATCGCGATATCGCCGCTGCCCACCTGCTGGTAGGAGGCGGAGAGCGATCCGGTGCCCGAGGCGGAATTGGCGCCCTTGGTGATCGTGTAGGTGATGTTCTGCGTCGGCATCGGCTCAGACCTTCCCGGTCACCTGGATCTCTTTGACGGTCATCTCGTAACGCCGGTTCCGCTCCTCGATGTTCCGCACCTCGACGATCCCGAAGGTGCGGCCATCGAGGATCCAGTGATCGGTGGGATTGAGGGTCACGTTCGCGCCCAGGTACCGGACCGTCAGCTTGTGGGTGGCCTCGGCCTTGACCTGGCGGGCGATATACGCCTCGTTGCCCACAAGCGGCACGACCTCGGCCCAGTAGGTGCCGACGGTCGTCCAGGTCGGGATCGGCTGGCCGAAGGTGTCGAAGCTCTCCGACGGCTGGAGCTGCTCGAGCTGCACGCGCTGGCGGAGCTTCCCGGCGCGGGTGGGGTTCATCAGGAGTAATGGCCCAGGTCGGAGGGGGCGAGCAGGGCGTCGATCGTGTCCGCCAGCACGCCGGAGATGGTCCCGGTGACGACGTGCTCCCGGTTCTCGTACCAGTGGGCGATCAACATCAGCATCGCGCTCTTGATGTTCTCGGGCACGGAGGTGAAATCATTGCCGTAGCCCACCACGAAGCGGATGTTGACGCTGTCCATCGTGGGCCGGGGGATCGGCCAGGTGAAGCCGAAGGCGGGCTGGATGCGGCTGGGCCCGACGATCGCCGAGCCGACGTCCACCGACTCGCCCAGCCACTGCGATTGGGGGATGGTCTGCACCGTCCCGCTGGAATCGATGTATTGCACATACGTGATCGATTGCAGCGGGGCGGCGTGCAGGTCCAGGATGCCCGTGTTGGAATTGGGCAGCCAGTACGGCATCGGCCCCATGATCGCCTGCTGGCGGATCTGGCGGTTGTAGTAGCCGCCCAACCACGGCCAGTTGTCGCCGAAATAATCGAGCGTGGTCGTGATCAGGAACTGCGAGGTCAAGGTCTCGACGGTCCGCCGGGCCGAGGTGATCAGCCGGGCCACCAGGGCGTCGTCGTCGGGATATTCGATCCGGGCGTGCTGCTTGGCCTGCGCCAGCGTGACGGGCTCGTTGGTGATCTTCAGGGTCGCCCCGCCGCCGGCCGCGGAGGCGGCCTGCGTCAGGGTGACCTGGGTGGCGGAGTCCACCGACTGGACGAGGGTATCCGGCGGGAGGCAGCCCGACGAATAGACCAGCGAGCCCGGGAGGATCCCCGCCGTCGACGACAGGCCCGTGACGACGGCCGATCCCCTGGCGAGGTTGCCGGTGGGCGAAAGCTCGGGGCCGGAGACGACCTGGAGTCGATACATCAGCTAGCGGCCTGCTGGCGGGGGCGGGATAAGGCGCGCTCGGACCGGGCCGGCCCGGGCGCGAGGGCCGACTCCTCGCGGCGGCGGAGCTGCTCGGCGCGGGAGGGGCCGGGCCCGGGGATCGGGGTCGGCTCGAGGGCGGTGACGGCGCCATGGCCGGCCTTGACCCACTCGCGGGCGACCTTCTGGGGCATCTCGACGACGTCGCCCTCGGCATGGACGTGCGAGCCGACGAGGCGGTTGGGGACCAGGAGCTTGACGCGCTGGGTGATCATGCTCGGATCTTGTCCGTCAGGAAGGAGGGGAGGCCGACCTCCTCGATCTGGGCCAGGAAGGCCTCGAGGGTGCCGACCAGTTCCTCGGCGTCCTCCTGCAGGTCGCAGAGGCCGTCCGCGGTCACGTTGTCGCCGGCGGACTCGGCGGTGGCATAGGCGGCCTGGTAGGCCGCCAGGAGCTCGGTGGCCAGGGCGAGGGTCCGGTCGAGGACCTCGGGGACCTTGGTGGACGGGTCGACCGGGGCCGCGTTCATCGCGATCATGGCCTCGCCGTCGAGCGCGAAGATCCGGTCGGTCAGGTATCGCCGGCGACGCCGCGAGCCGCCGACCTGGTCGTCGAACCAGCCGCGGAGCGCCTTGTACTTCCGCCGCTTCATCGCGTGTTCGAAGGCGTGGAGGACTTCGAACGCGGTGATCTCCAGCCGGAGGCAGGCGTTCAAGGCGGCGTTGACGGAGGGGTCGCCGGTCATCGGGTCACCCGGGAGGGGATGGGGGGAGGGACGGGCCGGGGGGAGGCATCCTGCGAGGGACGGGCGGCATCGCCCGGTCCCCCCGGCCCGCGAGGGGAGGTGCGACCTACGTGGATCAGGTGGTGATCATGTCGTTGATCGCGGCGAAGCTGGCGACGTGCCGGACCTCGAAGTCGCAATCCTGCAGGACCACGATCCGGATCGTGCCCGCCGGGCCGCCGGTATAGGGGTCGACCAGCACGTCCATGCCCGACCAGAACGCCAGGGCCGCGTCCTGCCAGTTGCCGAAGATCATCGCCGAGAGGTTGCTCCCGGTGCCCTTGGTCAGGTTGCTGGGGATCAGGTTCGTCGCATAGGCCGGGTATTCGTTGACCTGGTTGTTGGCCCAGACGAACACGGGGAAGTTGCTGGTCTGGCCGGTGCCCTGGACGGGGACCAGCTTGAGCGTGCCCTTGGCCGCCGGCGTGGTGACATAGGCGAGGTTCCCCAGGTCGGCGTTCGCCTTGCCCAGGGCCTCTTCCAACTGCACCATGGCCGCGTAGGTCGGGGAGCCGCCGTTGGTGCCCAGGCCGATGACCGTCAGGCCCGACTGCTGGAGGATCCCCGTCGGCTGCGGGGCGCCCGTGCCGTTGTAGACCGCCGACTCGATGCCGCGGGCCAGGATGGCGGCCAGGTCCTCGCGGACGAAGGTCTCGGCGTCGATCGACAATTGCTCGAGGAACCGGCGGGACATGTCGGTGTAGGCGCCGACGGTCTTGGGCTGGAAGAGGACCTGGTCGATCGTCTGGCCCGTGCTGCTGACCGAGGCGCTCTCCGCCACCCACGACACCGTGCCGATCCCGTTCTGCCGCGGGATCTGGAAATTGCCGTGCATGTCGTTGAAGGTGCGGATGCCGAGCTGGGTCAGGACCATCCGCGCGCGGAGGTACTCGATCCAGGTCGTGTCCCACCGCGTCAGCACGGCGCCCGAGCCGGCCGTGGTGTCGTCGATCCGGCGCTCGACGCTGCCGGCGTGGAAGCTGCGGCCGCCCACGCGGAAGTTGCGATGGGTCTCGAAGCCCATGCGCATGTCGGTGGGCATGAAGAAGCCCTGGGGCTTCTTGCCGACCCGCTTGGCGATCTCGGCCGACGTCTCGCCCTCGAGGCCGTCGAGCTTGCCCGAGGCGGCGCCCAGGATGGCGCGGCAGAGCGAATACTGATGCTTGGGGTCGACCTGGTGCGGCAGCGGGTCGGAGACGCGGCGGGCGTCGGCCTCGGTGACGCGCTCGTGCGCCTCGAGGCGCTCGAGTCGGCTGATGTCCTGGGCCAGGCCGTCCATCTGGCCGAGCCAGCCGTCCATCTGGGACCGCTCTTCGGCGGTGAACTCGCGCTTCTCGCCGGCTGCGCGCTCGCCGAGGTCCCGGGCCTGGTCGTAGATGGCGGCCCGCTGGGCTCTCAGCTCGCATGCTTTCTGGGGCATGGGGAGATGTCCTGACTGGGGGTGGCTCTGGGGAGGTGCTCAGAACGCCGCTGCGAGCCGGAGGCGGGCCTGGTAAACCGAGAGGGGGACGTGATCGATCGGGGGAGAGGGGGCGGCGGCCGCGGGCCGGTGGGCCGCGAGGCCGCGCATCGCCGCGCTGGTGTCCGTGTAGGCGGGATAGACGACCGGGCCGACGTCGAAGAGCGACCGGACCCGGAGGATGGTCCGGACCGGGACCTCGCCGGAGTCATCCCACTGGTCGACGTCGGTGATGAACGAGAAGCTCATCCCGTCCATGTCGCCGCGGGCGATCTCCTCGGCCGTGTCGCGGCCGACCTGGGTGTCGGGCAGGTCGATCTCGACCCGCAGGCCCAGCTCGTCCTCCTCCATGCGGAGGGTGCCGCTCTTGTTGCGGCCGAGGAGGTAATTGCTGTCGTGGTTCTTCAGGGCGCGGACGTCGTCGGAGAGGACGCCCTCGAAGGCACCCCGCCGGATCTTCTCGATGAAGCCGCCCAGGTCCTGGGAGAACTTCTCGAAGACGGCCGTGTAACCGACGATGGTGCCGGGCCCCTTGCCGGCCCGCGCGGCGCGGAGCTCGACGCCGGCCATCAGGCAGCGGCGCTCGCCGTCCTCCGGGAGGGGCACGGCCTGGGCCAGGGGGGCCGCGATCGGCGCCTCGTCCGCGGCGGTCGCCCGACGGGGGGTGACGATCGCCGGCGACGGGACGAGCAGGCGGGCGGACTTAACCGGCATCGGGATCATCTCCGGGATCGTCGGACGGGGCGTCGTCGGCGGGGGCGGGATCGGCCGGGGCGGGATCGGCGGGCGCCTTGCCGGCGCCGGCGAGCGGCGTGTACTGGGCCTGGACGAGGTAGAGGTCGCCGCCCTTCGAGGGGCCGATCGGGTTCATCCCCTCCGAGACGCGGATGTCATCCGCCGACATCGCGCCCATGTTCCGCATGGCCGTGTAGAAGGCCACGCGGGCGGCCGTATTGCCGCGCTCTAATCGGTAGAAGTTGTGATGCCAGAAGATCCCCTCTTCGCGCTCGGACTCGAAGAGGAGCTTGCCGTCGCACTCGGCCTCGATCGCCAGGGCCCAGCCGACCAGCGTCGTCTCGACGTAATTGCGGTTGGCCTCCTCGATGTTGGTGAGGTGGGCCTGCGAGAAGTCGCCGAGCTTGTGGGGAGGGAGCCGGAAGATCCGGGCGATTTCGAGGTTCTGGAAGGCGCGGGTCGCCAGGAACTGGGCGTCGTCCAGGGGCATGGTGGTCGGCGACCAGTCCATGCCCTCCTCGAGGATCATCAGGTGATGGGCATTCTTGGTGCCCTGATGGACGGCGTAGATCGACTCGCGGAGGTTCTGCCGCGCGGTGGCCGAGAGGCGGCGGGGCGTCTTGAGGACGCCGTGCGGCGTCGCCCCCGAGCCGAAGAAGCCGGCCCCGAACTCCTCGCTGGCGATCCCCAGGCCGACCGCCTGCTTGGCCATGTGGATCGCGCTGTAGCCGACCAGGCCGTCGAAGCCCAGCCCGGCGACGTGGATCATGTTCTCGGGGAGGATCCGCTTGCCGCTGTCGGTCAGCAGGTAGAAGAGCTTCCCGGATGGGTCGCGCTTGGGCTGCACCTGCGCGGGATTGAGGAGCCAGAGCTCGATGGGGCGGCCGCGGCCATCCCGCACGATCTCGGCGTAGCCGTTGCCCCAGAGCAGGACATGGCCCATCAGCGCCTGGCGGAAGCGGAAGGCGTTGGTCTCGGGGTTGGGCGCCTGCGCGAAGAGGCGCGCCGAGGGGACCTCGGCGGCGGGGACCCGCGAGTCGGCACCGGTCCGGCGATAGGTCGTGAAGCTGAGGCACGCGATGTCGGTCGAGATGACGTTGACGGCGCTGAAGACCGAGGTGAAGTTGAGCGCCGTCTGGGGGGTGACCAGGATCCCCGACAGCACGGGGGAGCCGATCAGGAAGCCGGCGTTGGTGATCGCCTGGCCGGACCGCGAGCGGCGGGCGAGGGGCGCCCGGGGGGCGAGGCGGCGGGGCGTGGTGCGCGGCTTGATGGGCAAGGTGAGGCGGAGGGATTCGGGGCGGGGTTCGGGGCTCCGGAAGTGTCAGTCCCGGGCCGCCCGTCCCCCCGCCCGACCCCTTCCCGAGGGCTCAGGAGCCGCCGATCGCGACGGCCAGTTGGCCGCCCGACGTCGGCGTGAAGGTGATCGTCTTGTGGGTCGCGTCGACGGCCAGGCCGGCCGAGGCGTACCAGTGGTCGAGGTCGCCGGGCTGGAGGGTGTGCACCGGCGAGGTGCCCCCCAGCTTGGTCCGCAGCGGATTGGTCCCGCCCGGGGACACCGCGATCGGCTGATTGCCCAGGTTGTTGAAGAGGATCCGGTTCCAGGCGGAGAACGCATTGGCCCCCGCCACCTGCACGCCGGTCGCGGCCGCGAGGTTGCTGAGGTCGAGCGTGATCGGCGTCGCGCCCGTGAAGGTCAGCAGGGCACAGGCCGTCTTGGCATGGCCGGCCGTCGCGACGTCGGCGGCCGCCTTGTCGAGGGCGACCCCGACGCCGGCGGCCACGTGCTGATCGCGGACCGTCGGATCGCAGGGCACCAGGTCGCCGGCGGCGTGGACCTGGCCGCCGATGAGCTGATTGGCGGAGGTGACTTGGAGGAAGCTCTGGCCCATGATGGTCCCTAGATGAAGAGCAGTCCGCGGCCGGGGGTGTCGTAGACCGAGGGGCCATCGTCGGTCGTGCCGTCGGTGGCCGCGGCGGTCGCGTTGACCAGGGCGGCGAGGCCGTCGATCTTCTTCCGCGATCGCTGCTTGGACAGCTTGAGGCTGCCCGCGGCGTCCTGGACCGTGACGGCGTTGGAGACGTTCCAGCGGAGGATCGGGTGGCCCCCGTGCCGGATCCGGCCGGAGAGGACGAGGCGCTTCAGCTCCTTGGTCGGCGCGCTCAGCGAGAGGAAGCCCTGGCGGATCGCCTCGACCGGCAGGCCGTCCTGCTCCTTCAGCTCGACGACCAGCTTGGCCGCGTTGTAGGGGTCGGCCAGGAGCTTGACCAGCTCGTCGTCCGCGGCCAGCTCGTTGATGGTGCGGCGGACGAAGGCGTAATCGACCACGTTCCCCGGCGTGAGCGTGATCAGCCCCCGGTCGGCCCAGGCCCGATAGGGGACCTGGTGGCGGCGCTCCAACTCGAGGATGTTGTCCTCGGGCAGCCAGTAGTGCATCCGGACGTCGAAGCCGTCCTCGGGGTCGCCGTAGAGCGCGGCCAAGGCGGTGAGATCCTGGGTCTCGGAGAGGTCCAGCCCGCCGTACCAGGGCACTCGGGCGGCGACGATCGCCGGGGCCCGGCAGGCGTCCCACGCTTCGAGGTCGAGATATTGCGTCTCGCCCCGGGTGACGATGTTGAGCCTGAGCCGCTTGAAATTCGCCAGCTTGGCCGGGTCGAGCTTGGCCTCCTCGAGCTCGCGGCGGAAGTCGTCCTCGCGGAGGGTGTGGCCGAGGGAGGGGTTGGCTTTTCGCCATGTGGCGGGGTCGTCGAGGTCGTCCTCGGGGAGGGCCCGATAGACGACGCCCAGGTGCGTGATGTCGGGGATGAGCCCGGCGACGACCTTCTCGCTGTAGTCGCGCTGCTCGAACCAGACGCCTTCCTCGGCCTCGCCGGCCGTGGTGATCGAGATCGTCAGCGGCTGCTCGCGGGCCACTCCCGCATATTCGAAGATCTCCCAGAGGAAGCGGCCTTTTTGGCGGTGGAGCTCGTCGAAGATGACGCCGCTGGGATTGAGGCCGTCCTGCTTGGCGACGTCGGCGCTGTTGGCCTGGATCCGGCCGTCGCCGGCGGGGTGGACGATCCGCTTCTTGCTGTCGATGACCTCCAGCCGGTGGCCCAGCTCGGGGCTCGATCGGACCATCCGCGCGGCCTCGTCGAAGACGATCGAGGCCTGGTCGCGGTCGCAGGCGTTGAGGTACACCTCGGGGGCGCCTTCGCCGTCGCAGAGGAGCAGGAGCAGGCAGAGTGCGGAGATCATGGTCGATTTGCCGTTCTTCTTGGCCACTTCGAGGTAGGCCCTGCGGAAGCGGCGGCGGCCGTCGGGGCGTAGCCAGCCGAAGAGACGCATGATGAAGTCGCGCTGCCAGGGGAGGAGCAAGAGGGGCTCCCCGGCCCAGCGGCCCTTCGACTGGCGGCAGAAGGTCTCGACGAAATCGCAGGCGAACCGGCCGGCGGCCTCGTCGAAGGAGCAGCCCTGCCGGATGGCGAGCTCATCGGAGGGGTCGCGGATCCAGCGGGGATCGACTCGAGGAGGAGATGGAGCCAAAGGAGGAGCAGGGCCATCGACTCAGGTGGTCACCATCGCATTGGCGACCCGGAAGCCCGCGGTCCGCGCGACCTGGACGTCGGCTTCCTGATAGGCGTTGACCTGGTAGTAGCCGAGGGTGGCGATGGTGAAGGGATTCACCAGGATGTCCACCGCGGAGAAGAGATTGATGATCAGGTTCTGCCAGTCGCCATAGATCAGCGCCGTGAGGTTCGTCCCCGTGCCCTTAGTGAGGTTGTTGGGGACGTTGGTCGTCGCGAAGGCCGGCCTGCCCAAGACGGTGTCGAAGTCCTTGCTCCAGGCCCATTGGCCCGACGCGCCCGAGACCAGGGCGGAGGTGTCGGTGCGGCGGAGCTTGGAGCGGCCGTTCGGCGAGGTGAGCCAGCCGAGGCGGGCGTCGGCGCGGGAGTCGCCGTTGGAGTTCGCCAGGGCCTCCTCGATGCCGACTAAGTCGGCGTAGGCCGGGGCGCCGCCGTTGCCGGCGTCCGCGGCCAGGGTATAGGTCGGGATGCCGCCGGTCGCGAGGATCCCCGAGGGCTGATTCGTCCCGCCGCCCTGGATGGCCACCGCGTCGATGTTGACCGCGATCTGCTTGGCGAGGTCGGCGTAGATCCAGTCGTCGAACCCCGGGGCGCCCAGCTCGTCCATGAACCGGCTGATGCCGGTGTTGCACAGGGCCGTGTGCGGCACGAAGGTCACCGAGGAGACGGTCAGCCCGGTGGTCGCCCCGGCGTTGGCGTTCTCCGCCACCCAGGTCACCGGCGTGGCGGCCGTCTGCACCGGCAGCTTCACCTGGCCGCGTTCCGTCGAGAGGGTCGTGATCCGGCCGCCCAGGGCCTCGACGACCAGCTTGGCGCGGAGGACGTCGAGGAACAGCCGCGGCGGCCAGACCGTCGCGGCGGCGCCGGACCCGGTGCTGGTGGTGTCGGCCCGGCGCTCGGGGACGGCGGCGGCCAGCCGGCTACCGACCTCGACGTCCAGGGGCATGTAGAACCCCAAGGGGTCCTTGCCGGTCCTGGCGGCGATCTCGGCCGAGACCTCGCCCTCCAGCCCGTCCGGGCGGTACGGCTGCGAGGATCGCGCCAGCGCCGAGCGGACCGCGCGGGCGATCGAATAGCGATGGCCGGTCCGGGCCTGGATCTCTGCGAGTGCGGCGGGGGCCTGCTCGGTCATGGGGTCGCCTTCAAGGGCTGCCATCTCCCGTCGATGGCCTGGAAGAGCGTGAAGTCGCCGTCGACGATGAGGATGGGCGTACGCGGCTCCGCGGCCAGCCGCACCGCCTCACGGACGTTGGCGATCGCCCGCGCGGAGCGCGGGCGATCGGCGACGAGGACGAGCGGAGGGGCGCCGGCATCCGGCCAGCGAATTTCGAAGCATCGGGAGGAGGCGTCGGGCATCGGCATCGGGCCCCTCTCCCGGCCGGCGCGGCTGAACGCATCTGCGGGTCGATCGCGATCCCGGCTCATGCCTTCCTCCTGGCCAGGAACGCGGCCAGGGCGTCGTCCGACTCCGATCCGGCGGACTTCACCCGCGAACGGGACGAGGGGGTCAGGCCGAACTCGGTGAGCAACGCCGCCATCAGCCGCTCGGCCTGGGCGGCGATGTTGCACGCGGGGTTGGCCTTCACCGAGGCGCCTTCCGTGGTATAGCTCGTCACCCCGAAGGCCTCGATCTCCGTCAGGGCCCGCCGCCATCGGGAATACGCGGCGCAGTAGAGCTCGAGCGCCGGGGCGTCGACCGCGGTCAGGAGGCCCAGCCCGTCGAGCTGGGGGATGAGCCGGTCCCAGGCCTCGCGAGCGAACTCATCGAAGTGGCCGGGCCTGGCCGGGATCGACCGCGGGGCCGCCGGAGCCGATCGGTTGACCCGGTCGGCCCGGTCCCCATGGAGTATCTTCAGGGCAGTCGCCTTCGGTTTGGGCCCGCGTTTTCCCATCGGTGGTATCAGTATGCGTCCGGAAAGCCCCGGAAATTCGTCAAAAAACGCGCGCGTGGCCACGCCCGGTACGGGGGACCGGGGCCCTAGCGGCGACCCTCCCCCCATGCCTAGGATCATGGACGTGCATGCGTCGCACGCGAGGCGTCGTGGTGGGAGCTATGGCAGGAGGGGCAGAGCGATTCGAGGTTGTCCAGGTCGAGGGCCAGGTCGGGCGCCTCGCGTCGCTCTCGCTTGTGGTGGACCGTGGTGGCCGGGATCAGGAGGCCGCGGGCCAGGCAGCGCTCGCAGAGCGGATCCCGGCGGAGCTTGATCGATCGAATGCGGAGCCACGCGGCCGAACGGTAGAACCGCTTCGCTTCCGGGTCCCGACCGTGACGGTCGTACTGTCGAGCAGCGTCTCCGCCGGAGAGCATTCGGGCTGGTCGGAAGGTCGGCACTCGCATCGGCATCGGCCATCGTCCTCGTCGGGCAGGAGCTCGATCTTCACGGTGACCGTCTCGATGGTCACCCTCTCCCGCTCATGGCTGATGCGGATGCACCCGAGCCGGGGCGCGGGCGCCGGTGCGGGTTCGAGGGAATCGAAGCGGGGGGCCAGGGACGTCTTCCGGCTCATGATGGCTCGCTCTGGGGAAGGGGGAAACCGGGGATCGGGATGTCCGGATACGGGTCCGGCTTGCCGGCCTCGAAGGCCTCGAGCTTCGCCCGGACCAGCGCCTTGACGGCCGCCTCGTACATCGCCTGATCGAAGTCCTTGCGCCGCTCGGACCGCCACGCGCCCCACAGGCTCGTGACGATCGCGGCGGTGGCGGCGGCCACGGCGACGAGATTGTTGGCGTTGATCGCCTCCAGCACGGAGGCGATCGACAGGCCGCCGATCAGGAGGTGGCGGAAGGGATGGTGCATCATGCCGGTCCGTTGCCATAGCGGCCGATGGCCAGGGCGAGGTGGATGGCCGCGGCCGCGATCAGGACGACGATCGCCCAGACGACCAGGTCGAGGAGCCTTCGGAGCATCGGCGGGTCACTTGCCGTACTTGGTGCCGGCGATCGCCGAGAAGCCCAGGGCCACCAGGCTCGCGATCTGGTGATAGGGCGTCGGCAGCGGCAGCGACGCCAGGTAGCTCACGCCGGCGGCCACCTCGCTCTTGTGGGCGACCACGAAGCGGCCGACGACGACCAACGCATCTTTCACCTTGGACATGTCAGCTCCGAAGGGAGGGACCGGGCCGCAAAGCCCGGCGATTGGGAGAGGGCGAACGAATCGCCCGCGGCGAGCATCCGCTCGACGGTCGGGCGCTCGGCCCAGAACGAGAACGACGGCTGATCGAGGTCGCGCGGCCCCGAGGGCATGTCGGGCCCCCAGCTCTGCAGGATGCAGGCGCCGGGCCGGTCGAAGCGGACCCCGCCGATCACCATGCAGTGCGACCAGCGCCCGCGCGCCGCGCAGAAGCCCTGCTGGTCGCGTGTCATGCTGAATCCTTGATCCGAGCAGACCGTCACGGGATAGCCGTTGGCGATCGCCGCGACCAGCTCGTCCCAGGTCCTCACGAGTGCCGCCGCGCCCAGCTTGCGCCGGCCGGCGAGCGCCTCGACGGCCCCGGGCGGCCCGCTCCAGCCCCAGGCCTTGGCCCGCTTGCCCGAATAGGAGGTCGCCTCGCCGGCCTCGGCCAGCTCCCCATAGGAGAGGTAACCGACGGTGGTCATCGCCTTGACCGCGGCCGCGGCATACGATCCGTCGAACGGCCCGAGCATGCCCCCGACCTTGCGGGATTCGCCATAGATGAACTCGGTGCAGGTGCGATGGATGACCGACACCTCGATGTCGCCGCGGTAGGCCTCGGCGGTCATCAGCAGGTCGTGCCCGTGGGCGTGGCCGAAGGAGACGCAATCGCCGATCTGCTGGGCCGGGTAATCGGGATAACCGGCGAACATGAGCTCCCACACCTTGTACAGGAGCACGTTCGTGGTCGGATCGGCGGCCAGGTCGGCCCCGGCCTGCGCCAGCCTCGGCAGCGAGGCGGCGACGCGATGGCGATCGGGATGGTCGACCCAGCCGCAGAGATGGGCCGGATGGTCGGGCTCGAGGCCGGCGTGCTCGCTATCCAAGCGATACCTCCTTGCGGGCCCGCGCCTCGGGCTCGGACCCCGGGACCTCGCGCGTCGAGGTCGACGGGAACGGCTTGGGCTGCGGCTTGGGCTGCGGATCGGGCTTGGGCGTCGGGGCCGGCGTCGGCGCCGGCGTGGGCACCCACCGCAGGTGCGCGGCGAGGTACTGATAGCCCAGGATCACCCCCAGGGTGATCGCCACCGCGGCGACGATCGAGATGAGCTGCTGGCGATTCATCGGTTCACTCGTTCCTGGCGATCGCCGCGATGGCCCACGACTGCGCCTCCTCGAGGCACTTGATCGCGGAGTTCAGCTCGCGGCCGTGGGGGCACATCACCGTAAAGGCATGGGCCAGGGCCTTGAGGTGGTTGCGGATCAGCCCGTAGCGTTCGATCTGCGATTCATCCGCCGGCGGACGGGATGTGAACGCCGCCTCGATCCGCGCCTTCTGGTGGTCCCTGGGCCGGTACTTCATTCGTCGGTTCCCCGATCCATCCCTCGGATCGGGCGAAGGCCCGATAATCGAAGGTCCACCAGGGCCCTCGCCGCCGGATCCACAGGTTGCGCGCCCGCCCGAAGTCCCAGGGGGCGATCTCCGGCTCGGACCGTGGCCGCGCCGCGTCGGCGGACGCCGCGTCGGCGGACCGGGCCGCGCGGCGCCGCTGTTTCCGGGTCATCCGGGTCATCAGGCGATGGCCCTCGCCCAGCTCGGCATCGTCCAGCCCCGGCGGCGCATCTCGGCCGCCACGGCGCGACAGGCCCGGTGATGCTCCCGCCTCACCTCGGCCGGGGAGAGCCCCAGCCGGCGGCCCACCTGACGCAGGCTCAGGCCGTCGAGCCGGTGCAGCGTCAGCACGCTCCGGCCCAGGTCGGTGCAGCGATCGAGCACCTCCTCGACCTCGGCCAAGAGCCGCTCCTGCTCGGGGTCGCGCCGCTCGTCGCCGGCGTGGTCGCCCAGCGATTCCACCGGCCCGGCGACGTGCGGCACCGCGAGATAATCGCGGGCCGCCTCGACCGACAGCCCGGCGGCACCGGCGAGCTGCTCGGCGGTCGGCCGGGTGACCCCGGCGGCCAGGAGCGCCTCGGCCGCGGCGGCGAACTGGGCGGCCGCGCGCTTCAGCCGGACGGGCAGACGGATGCTATCGGCCGCCTCGAGGGACTCGTTGAGCGCCTTGCGGATATGATGCCGGGCGAATACGGCGAACGGGGTGTCGGGGAAGGCCGCGGGGTCATGCTCCGCGGCGGCCCGGCACAGCCCGAGCAGCGCCTCGCCCTCCACGTCCTCGCGATCCCGGCCCCCGAGGGGGTGGGCGCGGGCCATCTCACGCGCCATCGGCATGTGGCGGACGATCAGGTCATCCCGATCCATCTGGGGCGCATCCTCGCGGAGCGGTCGGCCTGGCATCGGCCGCGGATGGGGGTGAGGCTACATCCGATAAAGATACGGCGCGGCGGCGCGGATTTTCTCGGGACGCCGGCGATCCGAGCCTCACCCCGGCCGCCGCGCGCATCGCGATCCCGCGCCGCCGCGCCGTATCTTCTCCTTTCGGGGGCCTCGCCGCGGGGCGCGATGCATGATTGTACACCCGGCCCGCGGCGCGATCAAGTCGCCTATCTTGATCCGACTCTGTGAACTGATGAGATCTCGATATCGGCAGGGCGATCGGCGCGGCCCCGGGCGGTGCGTCCCCGCCGGGACCGGCGGAGTCGGGCCGGCGAATCCCGGGGCCCCGGGCCGCCGCCGCGCCGAAGCCGGCCGGATCCCCTCCCCCAAGTCGCCATTCACCGATCACCTATGACGATCTCTTCCCATTACGGCCGAAGTGTCCGCGACCCCCTGGCGGGCCCCCCACACTCCGCCCAAAATAACCCCTATGGGCGGACTGTCGGGGATCCGGCCCCCGAAAACCCGGGGAAAACCGCCGCCCCGGCCGCCGGCCCGACCACGTTTTGGGCGGAGTCCCGGAGAGACCCCCGATGACCCTCGAGGCGACCAGGCCGAGGCCGGCGCCGCCCGTCCGGCCCAAGAACGATGACGTGCGGGGGCGGGAATACCTGACCGAGGAGGAAGTGGACCTCCTCCGCAAGGCCGCCGCAGCGACGGGGCGCCATGGCCATCGCGACGCGACGATGATCCTCGTCGCCTACACCCACGCGCTGCGGGCCTCGGAGCTGGCCAAGCTCCGCTGGGACCAGGTCGACTTGAAGGCGGGCACCATCCATCTGAAGCGGCTCAAGGGGAGCGTCGACGGCACGCATCCGCTCCGCCGGATCGAGGTCACCGCGCTCAAGAAGCTCTGCCCCGAGCCCGGGTCGAGACGCGGCCATGTCTTCCGCACCGAGCGGGGGGGCAAGCTCTCCCGCCGGACCTTCCACGACATCGTCGCGCGGGCGGGTCGGCTCGCCGGCTTCGTGTTCCCGGTGCATGCCCATATGTTGCGGCATGGCTGCGGATACCGCTTGACCAACGAGGGGCACGACACCCGCAGCATCCAGGCCTGGATGGGCCACAAGAACATCCAGCACACCGTCCGATACACCGAGCTCGCCCCCGACCGGTTCGCCAAGCTCAAATTCTGGGAAGATTGAACTCGCCCGGCGACGCCGCCGGCCCCCGCCAACCCATGCGATCCCTCCTCCTGACCGCCTCCTTCCTGGCCGGCGCCTCTTGCGGCCTGGCCGCCCCCCGAACCCGCCTCGTCAGGCGGGTCCGCTGCCGCCGCATCCCCGGCGGCCGCTGGGCCACCCCCGAGGGCGCCCTCTTCGCCTGGCTCTTGCGGCAGCGATCCTCCCGATAACACACGATCCTCCCGATAACACGGATGTTATCCCCGCGTTAGCGCCGTGTGATCGCCATGTGACCGTCGCCGCTTTGTCCGGCGGCGGCCTCGCATCAAGAGGCCATTGCATCGGCCAGGCGCCCCCGACTTCCCACCCCCTGCCGGCCGGTTTTCTATCGACACTGTATTGACAGTGACAATACAGTGTCGTAGATTACCGGTGTGGGACGGATGAGACGACCCGACGAAACGCCGAAGGAGCCCCGACGATGAGGACCGAGCGATACCGAGTGCTGGTGCGATGCGGCGACGCGACGATCCTGGACTGCCGGATGACGCCGAGCCAGTTCGCGGCCTACAAGGACCGCGACATCACCGAGGACGAGGCCCGCGACCTGCTGGCCGGCTCCCCGATCCTGCTGGCCGGCCGGACCGACGGGCGGCACACCGCGGTCCTCCTGGTCCGGTGAGCGGCGACCCGGCCCGGCGGCACCCCGATGCCGCCGGGCGGGACTTATATTGACAGTGTCGTTACGGTGTCATAGGATCCTTGGAGACGCGGGCGACGGAGGCTCGCGCCGGTACCCCCCGGCGGACCGCCGGGGATCGGAGGTGCGAGATGACGATCGACGAATTGAGGGCGGCCCGGGACCGACGGCCCTTCCGGCGGTTCACGATCCGGATGGCCGACGGCGACGCGATCCCGGTCGAGCATCCGGAGAACCTGGCCTGGGACGAGGAGTCGGGGACCGCGGTCTGTCGATCCGGGGGCGGCTGGGACGTGATCGACCTCGGGCTGATCACGTCGCTGGGCCTGACGGCACCGCCCCGCCGCAAGGCCAAGGGGACCTGAGATGCCCAGGACCACGACCGGAAGGCGGAAGCCCGCGCCGCCCCGCCAGGGCCGGACCCGACAGGTGCAGCTCAGCCTCGACGACGACGACCTGGAGGTGCTCGATTACCTCTGCAACCGGGTGGTCGCGCGGCAGGGCGGCAACCCCGACCGCATGCGGACGCCGATCGTCCGGGCCCTGATCCACGCCGAGGCGGCCCGGGAGAAGGCGCGCGAGCAGCAAGAGGCCCGAGGCTGACGCCTCCCCTCCCCCGCCGCCGCGCCGGCACCCGTCAGGCCGGCGCGGCGGCCCGTCATCCGCAGGACCCGCAAAGTCCGGGCCGCACGCCCTACGCCGCCGGATCGACCGGCGCCACCGGACCGCCCCGGACCGAGACCACCACCGCCTTCAGGTGCGGCCCCAAGAGCTCCTCGATCAGCTCGGAGCGGTCGACCCTCCGCCCGCGCCGCCGCGACTCCTCGGCCACCAGGACGTCCAGGCGGAAGGCCGCATCGGCGCTGAAGCTGACGGTCGTCTTGACCTTCGCCGCCTCCCGACGCTTCGGCTTCTTACGCATACAGACCTCCTCCCTGTCCGCACCTATCGGACGCCGGGACGTCCCGGCATGAATCCGCCCCGGCGTCAAGCGGCGCCGTCGCCGCGGAAGTCCAGCGCCGCCGCCAGGTAGGCCAGCGGGATGCCGTAGGCCTCCGCCAATCGGATGGCGACCCGCAGCGAGGGGTCCGCCCGGTCGCCGCGCTCCAGTCCATGGAGATAGGCCCGGGAGATCCCGCCCCGCCCGGCGGCCGTCGCGAGGCTCCAGCCGTGCGCCCGCCGCAGCTCGCGGAGGTAGGCGCCCAGGGGCAGGGGCGCCTTCCCCCCCCAGGGCGCGGGCACGTACAAAAGGCCGTCGATGACGACGTTCATGGCCGGACCTCGATGCGATCCGACCCGGCCGCGTCGGACCCGAACCGATCCTCGAGGTAGCGCCGGACCCGGTCGCGGCCGTCGGGCCCGAGCCCCGCCAGCAGCTCGTAGCAGGTCGCGATCACCTCGACCTCGTAATCGCGCGACGCCGGCTTCTCGATCGCCACCAGGTACCCCTGCGGCCCGGCCGCGGGCCGACGATCCCCGGCGGCCGGCGCCTCGGCGTCCGCGCCGCCGCCGGCGGCCAGCCGGCCGCTCTTCTTCAGCCGCTCGAGCGCCCTATACGCGCGCTGATAGCCGCCCTTGCCTTTCAGCCGCATCTCCCGCCGGACCGCCACGGGAGTGATCGCCTCGCCGCGCGCCCGCAGTCGCTCGGCCGCGGCCAGGGCCGACTCGGTCAAGCCCCCGCCATCCGCCCCCGCCCCGGACTCGATGCTGCGCATGATGCACCACCTCGGAAGATTCTAGCGCGGCGCGGCCGGGACGGGCCCCGATCGGGGCGGGTCGGGCCGAGGGCCGGCCAGGGCCAGGACGATGAGCATCAGCAGGGCGCAGGCCGCCACCACGATCAGCGAGATGATCGACGAGACCGGCACCGCCGGCCGCACCCGCGCCGCCGGCTCCGGCATCAGCACCGCGATCAAGAGCCCGAGTGGCCCGAAGAGCAGGCCGAAGATCAGCCCCTCGCCGCCCCCGCGCCCCTTCTCGGCCGAGACGTAATACCCGGCCAGGGCCGTCGACAAAAGGTATAGCGCGGCCCCGATGGCCAGCCCCGTGATCCCGACCGCCGCGATCAATCGTTCGATGCTCATCGTTCCGGTGGCTCCTCCTCGAAACCGCGGGCCCTGGCATACTCGATCAGGGCATGCTCGGCGATCGTCGTCAGGTGCAGCCGCAGGTGCTTGCTGAGCCGCTCGGCCCAGGCCGCGAATTCCGGCGAGCCCTTGAGCCCCAGGATCGTCACCCGGGCGCCCTTCGACGCGGCCGGCTTGCTCGGTCTCTTCGCCATCATCCCGCTCGCGCCGGACATCGTCTCGCCCCCGATCACACGGGCCGCCAGTCTACCACGGCCCGACGGCCGTTTCGACCCATCTTAGCCCGACGGCCGGACCGCGTCCACCTCCGGATACCATTGGAGACCAATATTGACCATTGGTGGCCGGGGTGCTAGGATCGGGATGGATCAACTTCCACAGATCAGACGGATCAACTTCGACAGGAGGCCGTCCATGCAGACGCAGAGGCAGAGGCGACGGATCGCGATCGCCGCCGCGCCGCAGGAGGAGCCGCCGCCCTGGTGGCGCCGCCTGTTCGGGTCCCGCCAGCGGAAGCTCCGGGCCCGGATCCTGGTGCGCCTGACCGCCGCGCTCGCGACCCCCGCGCGGGGGATGACCAAAGGCGAGCTGCGGTCCTACATCGCGCGGTTCGAGGGCCCCGAGGTCGCGCACGCCATGCGGTGCCTGGCGGCCCAGGGCCTGATCGTCGAGGACGTGCGGACCGTCCGCCCGGTCCGGGGCGAGCCCCGGCCCGAACTCTACTGGCGACTGACCACGGAGGCCGACAGCCATGATGCAAAACCCGACCGATGAGGCGAAGGCGGCGATGGTCGACGAGCGGGTGTGCCGCATCTTGCGGGCCCTCCCGCCGCGCGACGAATCGATGGGCGCCGATGCCCTGATCTTCGCCTTCCTGGCCGACGAGTGGGCCTGCCTCGATATCGCCGCGCGGGTGCTCCTGCCGGCCTTCGGCCTCGATCCCGAGGACGACGCCCTGGCCGTCCGCCTCCAGCGCGCCGCGCACGAGGCGATGAAGGCCGAGTGCCGCCGGATCGCCGGCGGCGGGGAGGGACCATGATCTTCCTCAAACGCGACCGCACCGGCGACCTGGTCCGGCTGGAGTGCGATCACTGCCACCGCAAGAGCCTCATCCGGCTCCACGGCCACCCGCGGATCACCGAGCTCGCGCTCATGCGGCTCTGGCTGACGGCGCGGTGCGTGGCCGGCGGCTGGTACGAGACCGACGGCGCGATCCCCGAGCTGCCGCCCCGGATCGTCGTCTGCCCGCGCTGCGCGCCGGCCGTCAAGGCGGCCGAAGACTTCTAACCCCAAAGAAAGGAGACCTCATGGCGAAGATCGAGACCCGCATCGACCGCAAGCGGGGCTGCGGCTGGCGCCAGCCCGGCGGCCTCTACCTCGTCGCCGACGGGCCGGCGTCCCCCTGCGGGCGGCTGCCGATCCCGCTGTCGACCTGCCCGACCTGCGGCCATGGGATCGCGCCGGCCCGCGGCTGGACCTGGGTCGACGGCACGGCCCTGATCGCCCCCCATCCCTGCGATCCGCCCGCGGGCGCCTCGTGCACGGCCCATTGCCCGCTCTTCCTCGACCCCGGCAAGGTCGGCCTGCTCTGGATCGGCGAGCAGTATTACCCGACCCCGCGCGACTTCCTCGACGAGGCCGATCGCCTGGGCATCAGCCGGCGGATCCCCCGGCTGCCCGCGGGGTTCAAGCTCGGGCGCACCTGGGTCTGGCTGGTGCATCGCAAGGCGATCCCCCGCCGCTGCGAATGGTGCCTGGGCCAGTCGGCCAAGTGCTCGCACTGCGGCGGCCGCGGCCGGGCCCACTCCGCCGGCGTCTTCCGCGCCTTCCGCCCCACCGCGGTGGAATACGTCGTCCGCGACACGGAGACTGAAGAGGAGCTGGACCGCCTGGTCGCCCGCGGCATCACCCCGGTGCGCGTCGTCCGCGACCGGGCCGAGCCATCCTCGCTCCTCGACTTCCACCCCTCGGAGAACTGACCCATGACCCTCGCCGAAATGATCCGCCTGGCCACGGCCCTCGGCGACCTCTTCCGCCGCGTCGGCGACTGGGGCGACGAGGAGGCGGCCTGGACGGCCGCGCTCTCGGTCATCACCCGGGCGCACGGGCCGACGATCGCCGGGCTCGATCGCGACGCGGTCCGCCATTCCTTCCTCGACGCCTATCGCAGGGAGTCGCCGCCATGGACCCGCACCTGATCCTCTACGAGCTCGCCGGCCTGGTGGACATCACCGCCGACGACCTCGAAACCATCCGCCGCTGGGTCGACGAGGCCCGCTCCGTCGGCGAGGGCGCCCGGCCCTGGTCGCTCCTGGGCGAGGCCCTCGGCCGGCTCGACGTCCACATCGCCGGCCTGCGCCGCATCGCCGACCGCGCCCGCCGCGCCGGCGAAGGGCTCATCCCCGAAGCCCCGGCCGAGGCCGGGAGGAGGTCGCCGTGAGTGCGAAGCGGAGGGGCTACGGCATCCACCACCCCGACGGCCGCATCCCCGCGGTCGCCCTCCACCTGGGCGGCCTGCAGGAGCAGGCGGCCGCCCTGGCCGCGACGGCACCCCCGGGGCACTACGCCGTCGACGAGGTCCTCGAGGACGGCCGCCTGGTGAGCTGGGGCCTCCTCACCATCGAGGACCTCCCCGAGGACGGCGGCACCACCCGGACCTACGTCGTCGCGGCCCTCGACGGCTCGATCGTCATCGGGCCCGGTTTCATCATCGCCTGATCGGGTGATGCCGTCGTCAGATCTTGCCTCGCTTATCTTGGCGCAACCTCATTGCCCGGCGCCGGGGGCGCGGGTAGCCTCGATAGGTTCGCCATTCACCAGTCGCCCGAGACGGGACCGGATTGGTACCCCTGCCCCCGATCGTGCGGCCAGAATAAAGGACCCCGACATGTCCACCCTCCCGTACCCGGCCCATCGGGGCCGGTCCGACGGCGCGCGCCCGCGCCTCGTCCCCATCGCCAAGCCCCGACCCCGGGAGCCGCGCCCCGCCGGCCCGGCGAGCTGGCCGGCCTGGACCGACCGGGTGGCCGCGTGCCTCCCCACCGAGTCCTCCTCGCCCTTGGAGCCGGCGTGGTTCTGGGACGACCACACCGACTCGGTCGGCTACGCGATCACCCTCCCCAAGAAGGGAGCGTGATCCATGGCGACGTCCCGCAAGATCACGCGGTTTTCCCGCGGCGAGCGCTGCCCGGTCTGCGGCGGCTGCGACGACGACCCCCGCGGCCAGGGCCGCCGCTGCTTCGGCTTCGCCTCCGGCGACTGGATCCACTGCTCGCGCGAGGAGCACGCCGGCCGGGCGAAGTTCGTCGCCAAGTCCCAGACCTACCTCCACCGGGCCCGCGGGCCCTGCCCCTGCGGCGTGGAGCACGCCCCGGACCCATCCGCCTCCGCCGCCGGCATGCCGCGCACGGCCATCGACGCCGTCTACAGGTACCGCGACGCCGACGGCAAGGTGGTCCACGAGACGGTGCGGTACAAGGACAAACGATTCCGCCAGCGCCGGCCGCTGGGCAACGGCCGGTACGCCTGGGACCTCGACGGCGTCGAGCCGGTCCTCTACAACCTGCCCGCCCTCCTCGCGGCCGCCCCCGAGGAGGCGGTCTGGATCGTCGAGGGGGAGAAGGACGCGAACCGGCTGGGCACGCTGGGGCTGCTGGCGACCACCAACCCCATGGGCGCCGGCAAATGGCGGGACGACTATGCCCGCTGGCTCGTGGGCCGGCATTGTTACATCATCCCCGACAACGACGAGAAGGGCCGCGACCATGCCCTGGCCGTGGCCCGCTCGCTCGAGGGCCGGGCCGCGTCGGTGCGGATCGTCGAGCTGGCCGGCCTGCCCGAGAAGGGGGACGTCAGCGACTGGCTCGACGCCGGCGGCGAACCGGACCGCCTCTGCGAGATCGCCTTCGAGACGCCCGAATGGTCGCCGCCTCGGCCGGCCGAGGCGGCCGCGCCGGCGGGCGATGGCCGCCCGGCCGCCGGCGGCAACGGCGATGGCCGGGTCGACTTCGCCGCGATGACGGCGGCCGACCTGGGCCTCATCCCGCTGGCGGACGTCGTCCCCCGGAACGTCGACTGGCTCTGGGAGTACCGCCTGGCCCGCGGCGAGATGGCGATCCTGGCCGGCGAGGGCGGCCTGGGCAAGTCGATGTTCCTCCTGGCCTGCGCCGCCGCGGTCTCGACCGGCGGCCCCTGGCCGGCCGGTTGCGGGACCGCGCCTGTGGGCACCGTGATCATCGTCAGCGCCGAGGATCACCCCGAGACCACCATCCGGCCCCGGCTGCAGGCGATGGGTGCGGACCTGGCCAAGGTGATCATCTGCAAGGCCCGCGCGGTCATCGACCGCGATGGCCTGCGGACCGTGCACCCGATGTCGCTCCAGGACCGGACCTATTGGCGGGCCGTCTTCGACCGCTACCCCGACGCGGCCCTCTTCATCGTCGACCCCGTGCCCAGCTACCTGGGCCGCGGGGTGAACGACCGGCAGAATAACGAGATCCGCGCCGTGCTCGAGCCGTTCGTCGAGGAGGTGGTCCGGCCCCGGGGCGTCTGCTTCTACGCCAACACCCACCTGAGCAAGGCCATCGACGCCCGGTCGCCGATCCAGCGGATCACCGGCTCGATCGCCTACGCCAACATCCCCCGCAACGTGCACATCGTGGTGCGCGACCCCGACGACCACGGCCGCCGTTTCTTCGCGCAGGCCAAGTGCAACAACGGGCCCGACGATCTGCTGTCGATCGGCTACCGGATCGAGCAGCGGACGATCGTCATCCCCGGGTCCGAGCCCATCCTCACCGCGGTCCCCGCCTTCGAGGAGACGATGTACCGCATCGAGCTGGCGGAGGTCATGAACGGGGGCAACGGCCGGACGCGCGGGCCGGCGCCGGTCAAATCGCACCGCCTGGCCCGCTGGCTCTGGGACCAGCTCGCCGCGGGCCATGCCGTCGCGGTCCGCGACCTGGTCGACCGGGCCCGCGAGGCCGGCTTGCTCCGCGCCGCGACCGACAAGGAGCCCAAGCCGTCGATCAGCCCGCTCTACCACGCGCGGGACCGCCTGGGCGAGGAGCACCCCGCCTATGCCGTCGAGGAGACGACGGTCTCCCGGGTCGGCAAGGAGCTGAAGGCCTGGCGGCTGCGGCCGGCCGGCGAAGAGGACGAGGCCGACGGGGAGGTCGACGCCGATGGCGACGAGGTCGATGCGGCGGAAACGTCGCCGTTCTGAGGCGTCCGCGGCCGATTTGGTTTCCGAGGTGGCCCAGGTCGGAAAACGCTAAGTCCATGGGTTTCAGATGGTTGCCGAGTTCAGAGTTTCCAAGAGGGTTGCATCTCGCGCGGTGGCGCGCCGGCGCGGTGGCGCGTGTGCGCGCGGCCGCGCGCCGTCGCGCGCACGCGCGAGAACGATCACTCGGAAATTCGGAACTCGGCAACTCTTTGCGCCCCTTAACGTTCGGGGGTTCCGAATTCCCCCCGCTCGGAAGATGGGGTTGATTGCAGAGAAGGGAGATGGGGAGATGAAGAAGCCTAGGCATCGATTCCGCCGTCCGGCCCGCGAGCCGGATCCGAAGCTGTGCCGCCAGGTCGATCGGCTACGGTCATCCCGGGCGACGATCGACCCCTTCGAGGTCTTCCGCTATGGGCTGCCCGACGGCTCGATCGTCGAGGTGACGGGCGCCGAGCTGATCGCCACGGCGGAGGCCGCCGTCTCGCTGTTCGATGCGATCCGGCGGGGGGATTCGGCCCGGGTCGTCGCCGCGGCCCTGGCGCGGCTGGATCGGACCTTCGAGCGGTGAGGCGGGGTGCCCCCGGCGGGGCGCACAAAAAGACCCTCCCCCGGCTGATGAGTGGTACCCCTGCGCCGGAGGAGGGCCCCAGAACAAAGGCCTCCGTCCCCTATCCGTCCGTGAAGGCCCGTCGGGGCCCTGACGGATAGGATACAGGACGTCACTGCCCCGGTCGACCGCGGATGCGGCCGGCCGTGCGGTGCCCGCTCGTGAATCGGTGTTGATCGAAAGCAACGCCCTCTCTGCCCGGGGAATCGGTCAGCTCCCAAGCCACCTCAGGGACTCGAACCCTGGACTTCAGCTTTACGAAAGCGAAGATTGGGCAATCTGGGTAAAGAAATCCGCCATGGATGCCGATGACTGTCCTACCGGCACCGACGCCGGCCTCACCCGGGAGTCATCACCATGAGCCTGCCCGCACGACCCGCAGAATCCGTCCTGCTGCGCGCCTTCGCCGAGCAAGTGCTGGCGTCCTACGCCGCCGCCCGCCGGTCCCCCCGCACGATCAAGACGCTCCGCCGCGTCCTGGCCGAGCTGGTCGAGACCGTCGGCCCCGATCCGGGCCGGGACGCCACCGTCGCCGACCTGACCACCGCCGGCGTGGCCCGCTGGATGGCCCGTAAATGCCCCCAGAGGGGCCCGAACACGGTCATCGGCCTTTTGGGCTATATCCGCGCGGTGTGCTCCTACGCGGCCGAGGAGGGCCTCCTCGACCGTCCGCCGGCCTGGCGGCGGATCCGGCCCCGACCGGTCCGGGCCCGACCGGTCCGCCACCACTCCGCCCGGCAGGTCGCCCTGCTCCTCGACCACCTCGAGGCGGCCAGCCGCCGCGGCTGGAAGGAACACCGGACCTACGTCCTGGTCGCCACCGTCGCCTATACCGGGCTCCGGCGCGACGAGGCCCTCTGGCTCCGCCGCCGGGACCTCCACCTCGACGAGGGCTACCTCGACGTCGAGCCCCATCACCGCCGGGGGCTCAAGACCGAGGAGAGCGCCCAGCCGGTGCCCGTGCCGGGCGAGTGCCGGCCGATCCTCGAGGCCTGGCTGCCCGAGATCCCGCCGGCGAAGGAGTGGGTCTTCCCCGCCCTCCGCGGCGACGGGCCGTGGTACGGCGGAGGCCCGGGGCGGCGGCCGATCGACGCCCTGCAGGCGGCCGGCCAGGCCGTCGGGATCGAGGGCCTGACCTGGCAATCGCTCCGCCGGAGCTGGGCCACCCACGCCGAGAGCCGGTGGGGCTGCACCGACGCCGAGATCCAGCGCGTGCTCAGGCACGCCTCACCCCAGACCTCGCGGCGGCACTACCGGGAGGCCGACGTGGAGAACCTGCGGCGGATCGGCGCGCGGGTGAGCTACCGCTCTAGCGCATGAAAAACCCCCGGCAACGAGCCGGGGGGCGGGAACGTCCGGCGGCGCGCCGACCGCGGTAGCGGGCGCGCCGTCCTGATCCTCGTCGGGTGGGGCCCCGCGATCCTAACCGGCGGGCGCCCCGCCGTCCATCCGGAGGCGAAGACCTCGGAGGATCTGCCTGAGCCGCCGGGTGCCGCATCCGATCGCCCGAGCGGCCGGCTCCGGCCCCTGCTCGGCGTAGAGGCGCAGGGCGGTGGCCTCGCGGGCCGAGCAGCGGGAGAGGAGCGCGGCCGCCTCATCGGCCGCGTCCACCCCGGCGAATCCCCGGTGATCGCGGGCATAAGCCGGCGAGTCGACCAGGTAGGGAGCCCGGCGACGCCGCACGCCCCGCGCCGACGAGTAGACGCTCGACCTCGACAGGGCCCGGTCCGCCCGGCGGATCGCCCACCCGACGCGGAGGGCGGCAAAGGCGGCGAACGGCGCGGGTACCCCGGGATCGTACTCGAGGGCGGCCAGGCACAACGCCAGCGCGCCCACGCCCTCGCGGTCGTCGCGATCGAGGTAGTGGCACCGGATCCGATGCGCCACGCGGCGGCACAGCGCCAGATGAGCGAGCGCCAGCGCGCGGGCCCGGTCATCCAGGACCCCGGCCTTAGGCCCAGGCACCGCACACATTCCAGGTGCTCCCGGCCGAGACGCTGTCGGCCTTGATCACGAGGTTCCGCGCGCCGCTGATGGGGAAGCAGGGATCGAAGGGGGGGCTGCCGTTGAAGGTCGCCGCCCAATCCGCGGCCGCGCCGCTGGTGAAGGCGATCGGCTGGACGGTGACGACCCGGCCGTTGGAGTCGAGGAAGTAGAGCCTCAGCGCGAGCGTCGCGTTCGGCTGGCCGCACGAAGCACCGATCCGGACGGACTGGCCCGGCGCGAGGGAGATGGCCGGCAGGACGCTGGCGTCGGCGTCCGCGGCCGCGATGCCCGGCCGCTGGAACTCGTTGGCGTAAGTCTGGGTGACGGTCGCTGTCGCCATGGGATGATGTCCTGATGCCCGGGGCCGGCGAGGAACGCGATCGGATTCATGGGGTCGATCCCGCGAAGAGCGAGGCCCAGACCCGGAGCGCCTCCCCGAGCCGGCTCGCATACGCGTCATGCCGGCAAACCAAGTGCCGTCCCAGCTCGTCCATGCAGGCCGCCGGCGTGCGCGCGGCGAGGACCGCCGAGTCGATCGCCGGCCAGAGCTCCTCGTGGGCGGCGATCCCCGGGGCTTCCTTGACCAGGTTGACCAGGGGATCCGATGCGCGCACGTGGTGCACGAACGGCTCGCCGACGGCGAGGCTCCATCCCAGGTGATCCAGGACCTTCTGCGCGATCACCCCGGCCCAGATGTCGTCGAAGCGGCGATAGGGCTGCGCCTCCCCCATGGGGGGGAAATAGAACAGCGGGATCGCCTCGCGCCGGACCGCCAGGTTCATGCCGCAGAGGGGGACGTACTGGCGGCCGGGGACGACGCGGCTGCCGGCCGGGGGCGTGTAATCGCCGGCGGGCGGCGAGGCCAGCGACTGGATCGCGTCGAGGTCGGGGACGCCCCGCCAGAGGCCCATGTTGGCCGCGACGTGCAGCCGGCCGCGGTTGCGATAGGGCAGGCCCCGGGTCCTCATGCCGGGGATCGACTCGATCCACCGGGGGTGGGACTCCATCGCGGCCAGGTGGCCGGCGCAGATCGGCCGCTCGCCGTCGGGGTAGCAGTCGTCGTCGAGGGTGACGACCAGGCCGGCGCCGCGGACATAGGCCATCAGCAGGCCGAAGCCGCGGACCGCCGAATCCCGCCGGCTGACGATCCAGGCCGAGGGGCCGAGGATGTCCCGGACGTCCTGCCAGCAGTAATGGACGACGGCCGCCGGCAGCTCGAAGGTCGGCCGCGGGCCGTCCTCGACCACGATCAGCTCATCCCAATCGCCGATGCCGTCCCAGGCCCGGAGCCATTCGGCCAGGGAGTGCGCGCGGCAGGACGGCACCACGCAGGTCTTCTTCATCCGCGGGCTCATCCCCGGTACTGATTGAACCGGAAGTCGTCGGCCCAGAGGCCGGAGACCTCGTAATCGCGATAGGTACTGCCGGGCTCGAGGACGTCGAGCACGCCCTCGCCCTGCAGGCCGCCCGGCGTCGGCGTGTACCGGCCGCGGGCGGTGACCCCCAGCAGGCCATGGGGCCTGGTCGCCGGCTTGAGGTCGTCGATCATGCCGGCCGCCGCGAAGTACACGTCGAGGTGGGGCCGATCGAGCTTGCCATAGCGCGGGTCGGGCTCGCCGTGGTCGACGCAATAGACGACCTCGACGATGTATTCGCCGAGGTGGAGCAGCGTCCGCCGCTCCATCACCAGGATGCCGCCCTTGGTCCCCGAGATGCCGGGATCGATCAGGCGGAAGTCCTCGACGACGGTGTGATTGCAGAGGACGATCGGCCGGTCGCGGTCGATGGACAGGTCGAGATAGATGCCCGTGCCGGGCATCTTGATGCCGACCTGGTCGACGATCGTGAAGCCGTTGTCCAGCCCGGCGAAGCGGCAGTTGAGCTGCAGGTGGGGCGTCGAGAGGATGTCCCGGGCTCGCCCATCACGTCGTAGTGCTGGCCGTCGAGGCCGCGGAAATGCGGGTCTCCAGCGGGCATATGGGGCTCCTCAGCCGTATCTCCGGATGCAATCGAAGCACTGTTGATGCGAGACGACCCCGCCGCCCTTCAGCGCGCAATTCGCCCCCGAGCAGCCGCACCCCGGGCCGCGGGAGCGGTAGGGGCAGCGCTTCATCCGCGCCGTCAGGTCGAAGGCCTCGGCGGCCGAGGGGGGCAGGCGATCGCAGCGATGCGGGAACTCATCGGGGGATGAGAACAGGTAATACCACAGCGATTCGAACTGCCAGGGCGTGAGCGGGGGATCGGTCCACTCGTCGCGCCGGTCGAGCGAGCGCTCGGCCTCGGAGAGCAGCCATCGCCAGAACGCCCGGGGTCGGGCCCGGACGCGGCGCCGGGGCACGGCCCACATCGCCGCGTAGGCGAACCACATCGGGTCGGGCCGGGGGCCGGCGAAGATCGCCGACCAGGCCGCGGGGTCGGCCCAGGGCTTCCAGTTCTGCAGGCCCTGGCCGGCCAGGGCGTTGCCGTAGGCGACGCGGAAGCCGCCGACCTCGTCGACGCGGTCCTCGGCGTGCACGAAGGCCGGGGGATGCGTCGCCGAATAGGTCTCCGACAGGGGCGTGAGGTCCGCGTAGTCGACCTCCAGGCGGCCGAGGAGATCGGGCGCATGGAAGGGCGCATCGCCCTGGACGAAGTACGTCCAATCGGCCAGCGCGTCGTAGTGATTCGCGAGGTGCCAGAGCATCGAATGCGCCTCGCGCCCCACGTTGGGCAGCCGCACGCGGCGGCGGGGCCGCGCGACGGAAAAGGGCGCATCGCTCTTGTCATAGAGCGAGACGAAGATCTCCGCCGGCACGTCGTCGAGCCATGCGAGGTCCTCTTGATAGCGGCAGACCACCAGCTCCCGGGCGAGCCCCGACGGCCGGGGCGCGGGCGCGTCGTCGCGCACCGGAGCCGGCGTGTCCCCGCAGCCCATCTTGGCGCGGATGTGGCGGAGCTTCACGTCGTCGCCGGTCCGGGCCCAGCGGCAGTACACCTCGGGGCAGGGCCGATCCGACGGGCAGGGGCAATGCGCGCAGCTCATGAGATCGACACGGTCCCCCCGATCGGGTCGGGCGTCGCGTTCGAGCCCGCCGGGACCGGGTTGAAGCTGATCGCGAACGGCGACGTCGAGGAGGGATTCTCCGAGTCCGAGGCCGTGTCGGTCAGCGGGCTGCCGCAGGAGGCCGGCGGCGCCGTGGCGCAGGGCTGGCCCTGCGCGAATCCCGAGGGGTCCTGATACCAGATCGGCGTCGAGGTCCCCTGCTGATAGACCCAGGACCACGCGCGCTGGATCGCGAACGTCGGGTTCTGGCCGGCGTAGCAGATCATCTGATAGCAGACCTTGACCGGGCCGTAGCTCGCCGGATCGGTGAAGCAGATTCCGTTCGGGGTCTGCACGGTGGCCGAGAGCCGCGTCACCGCGTGGCCGCCGTACCAGATGGGATAGTAGGAATTCGGATAGAAGTCGAACGCCAGCGAGCCCGCCGCATCCGTGAGCGTGAGGCTGGTGGGGATCGCATAGCCGCCGCAGCACACGGTGTTGGCGCCGGAGATCGACACCGTCAGGCCGCCGCCGGCGGGGAGATTGCGCGTGGCGCTGTAATCCAGCGTCCCCGAGATCCAGACCTGGACCGTGTAGGTCCCGGAGACGGGGACGGTGCAGCAGCCATTGCTGCCCGTGGTGCACTGGGCGACCAGGTTGCCGCCGCCGTCGAGGACCTTGATCAGCGCCCCGACGACCGGCAGGTTGGAGCACTGGACGACGCAGATCGTGCAGCTGCAGCAGCCGCCGCCGGTGCCGATCGAGCCGCCGAAGCCGGTGAAGCGGATCCCCATCTGACCTCAGCAGTCGGAGCCGATCAGCCAGTAGGACCCGCTGAACGCGGCGACGAAGATGTGGGTACCAACGGCGATCGTGCCGCTGTCCGTATACCAGTTGTTGATGGTGACGATGCCCGTCTCGGGGCCGCCCGCCGCGCCGTCGTCGCCGTTGGCGGCCTGGGCCACGACGAGGTTGTCGTCGTCCCAGTACCAGAGCTGCGCGGCGCCCGAGCCGACGACGGGGGTGCTCTGGGTCCCGCAGGCCGTGATGGCGGTCGTGACGGTGGCCGGGATCAGCCCGGGGAACGCCGGCGTGTACAGCTGCTGCAGCGGCCCGCGGTCGCCGCGGAGGCCGCGGTCGAGCGAGTGCGGCAGCGACCGCTGGACCCGCAGCGTCTCGCGGGCGACCTGGCGGAGGGCCCGCCGCGTCAGCCGGCCGGGCGTGTCGCCCGGTGCCTCGGAGGGTCGGCGCTGCATCACTTACTGGCCCCCATATCCCTCGTTGAAGCCCGACCGCTGGCCGGCGATCGCCACCGGGTCGAAGTTGAAGGCGGCGAAGGGCAGCTCGGGATAGACCTGCGGCTGCACGAAATAGGGCGGGTCGGTGGGCTTGGCCACGTAGCCCTGCTTCGTCAGCATCATCGGCTGATTGATCGGCTGGCCGTTGATCACGATCGGGACGAGCTGGCCCCGGTTGGCGGCCGCCTGGCTCTTCTTCCGCAGGCCCATGTTCAAAATCTTGGGCCGGTATCCCATCGGCGGGTTGAACTCGAACTCATAGGTGACCTGCCAGTACCACCCCACGAACTGATGGAACACCGAGCGCGGGCTGATCTGGATCACCCGGGCCATCTGCGGGGGCCAGCCGGCGAACGGGTCGGAGTTCACCGCCGTGCGATACGTGTAGAGCCACGACAGGTCGATGCTCGCCTCGTTGCGGACCACGGTGAGCATGGGCCGCGGGTCGTCGACGACCAGCGGCGGGTCGAAGGGATCGCCGGCGGTGTTGAGGATCGCGTTGCCGTTGACGTCGTACTGGCAGACGACCTCCTGGTTGCGGAAGGTCCACTGGACGTCGATCGGCTGGAGGAGCGGATTGTTGTCGGGGCCGCCGCCGGCCGTATTCGCGTCGAACGCGCCATAGGTGACGGTGACGATCCAGCCCAGCGCGTCGCCCTCTTCCTGCTGGGCGTCGATCGAGACCACGTAGGCGTACTGGTCGTTGGTGGTCTCGGCCAGGAGGTACTTGTCGCCGTAGCGGACGCCCAGCGCGGCCTTCACGGTATTGGGGCCGTCCAGCACGGAGCTGCAGAGGGCCCGGAACCGGCGGGTGAAGCCGCGGCCATTGGCCACGTCCCAGGTGCCGGAGCGGCCGTCGAAGAGCTCGTCGATTTCGATGACGGCCATGGGCCAGGTCCGATCAGAGGTGGGCCAGCGCGGGCGCCATCTCGGCGCCGCGGGTGAGCAGTTCCTGGATCCGCTTCAAGGTCTCGACCTGGCGGGCGGAGTTCTCGGCGGTGATGCGGGAGTCGCGGGCGATCTGCCGCTGCGAGTCGCCGGCGGTGAAGGCGGCCCGGGACCGGATGATGGCGGAATAGGCTTCCCTCGAGCCGAGCTGGGCGGCCGCGGCGAACTTCACCTCGTCGTGGGCCTTGGCCTTGGCCGCCAGCTTCTCGGGCTGCTTGACTTGCTTGAACGCCGGCGCCTTGGCGGCCTGCTGGACGACGGCCTCGGCCTCCTTGCGGCCGTAGGTCAGCCACTTCAGGATCGAGGCGATCGCCTTGACCAGCTCGGCGATCGGGGTCAGCGCCGCGGTGAAGACCTCGACGAGGTTGATGCCCATCGCGTGGAACGCGTCGTTCGCCAGCCGGACCAGGCCGATGAGGAACTCGATGGGCGTGAGGATGACGCTGTCGATCAGGCTGCCGATGGTCTGGATGACGCCCGAGGATTGGACCCAGTCCGTCATCGCGCCCAGGAAGCTGGCCGCGGCGGAGAGGGCCTGCTGGGCGACGGGGAGGAAGGCCTGGCCCAGCGCCGCGCCGAGGTTCTCGAGCTGGCCCCAGGCGTTGCGGGCCAGGTTGGCCACGCCGCCCGAGGTGCGCGCCAGGTCGCCCTGGGCGTCGGCGAGGCCCTGCGTGATCAGGGCCGCGCGGGCCTGGATCTTGGCGGTTTGCGAGAGTTCCTCGCCGACCTTGGCCAGGCCGTGGGAGTAGGCATACGACTTCACCGTGTCCTCGGTGAGGAAGACCCCGAAATCGCGGAGGGGCTCGGATTCGCCGGCGAGGCCGGAGCGGATCTTCATGAAGGCCTGGTCGAACGGCACATTGAAGAAGCTGCTGGCGTCGGCGGCGAGCCTGGTGAACCGGACCGAGAGGTTCGAGGTCTCTTGCGCGGCGAAGCCCGCCCCCTTGAAGAGGCCCCCCATCCGGCCGGCGAAATCGAGGAACTCGTTCCTCGACGTCCCGAAGGATCTCGCCATCTGATCGGCGGAGTCGATCACCACCTTCGATCCTTCGCCGAACACCGCCTGGACCTTGTTGATATTCTCATTCAGGTCCGAGGCGCTCGAGATCATCGCCTTGAAGCCCTCGACCGCCTTGCCGAGGCCCATGGCGACGCCCAGGCCGCCCAGCACGCCCTTGGCGACCGTGACCGCCGAGGTGAACGAGCCGATCGCGGCCTTCCCCCGATCCAACCCGGCAATCAGGGCGCTGCTGTCAGCGGAGAGACCGACCTTGATCCAGCCGATGGTCGCCATGTATCATCCAGCCCGGTCGGTCTTCCGCATCACCGGTGATGCGGCCCCATCGAAGCAAGGAGCTGGCGGCATCGCCGGCCAGCCGGACGAATTCCCTTCCGCGCCCCTCGGGGCGCGGCCCCATTTCAGGCGGTCGGCTCGGGCGGTGCAGGATGCTGC